TCCACGACGGGCGTGGGGGTCGAGCGGGTGTGCGTGCGCGGTGCCGGGGTGCCCTGGAGCTTGGCGATTGCAGCGCCGAAGTCCTCCTGGTACCGGGCGAAGCCCCTGCGTCCGCTGTACTTCTGCGCGGCCTGACGCACTGCCGGAAGCCCCGACTGTGAGCAGCGAAGGACGTACTCGTCCCGGCCTGCGCGGACGCCGACCGTTGCTGCCGTGGTGATGTGATGCTTGGCCATTTTATGGCCTCCTCTCGGGCTATTTTGGGCTGCCCGGTACGCCCTCCCCGCTTCGCGGGATGCAGTGGTGGTGGGAGTGACCCCACACGCCCCTCGGGCGAGGGACGCAGCGTATCAGCGTAGGGGTTAGGCTTAGGCATAGCTCCGCCCAGGGTCGTCCCTACGCACGCACACCACGCGACTTGCATTGAGGCATTGTTCGCACGTTGTCTGTCAAGTGAGTGCCATTCGCTGCGGGAGGGGTACCACCCCTCGTGTTCGGCCAGCCACGGTGTGCCATGCGCCCTCAACCGAGCCATCGTCGATGTGGGAGGAACGTGCGTGTTACGCATGGGCGTTGCCGCGTAGCGGTCGCCTACTGATTGCAGCCTCACTTCAAGCACGCTGTCTAGGGTGATTCGCTGTCCAAGCCCTTTCCCCATGCGCCCTCCGCGCCTCGCTCGCATCCGAGTTTGTCAGTCGAGAGGTTGTTCAGGCATGCGTTGCCATACGCTGTGTCCGAACGTGCGCACCTATGGTCAACCTGTGTCCAGGCGTCCTCAACACTCGCGTGCATCGCATTGAGGGTACTCCCAGCTCGCGCCATGCGGCTGCATCTGGCCTCCCAGCGCACACGCGTCGCGGTGCGTTCAGGGGCAGAGCGTGGAAGCTATGTCGGGTCTAGGCGCGACGTGTCCAAGCGTCGTTCCTTTTGGCGCACCGTCCGTCCAGGTGTGGACTCACCCATCGGGTAGGCACTCGACTCTACGGGTGGCGCGACTCGTCATCGCGGCGTGCTCCGCCTGCGGATCTCACCCTAGCACCGCTGGGCCGTCGGCCTTCGGTGCTGGTCACACAATGACCCACCGACGACCTGGTAGCGTCCGGAGAAACTACTGATTCGAGTCCGTAGGAACTACTGATCTTGGCGTCCGTAGAAACTACTGAGAGGTCACTATCCAAGCCATTCTCCGGTGCTGGCACCGATACTTCACTTTTGATAGTGCCTTGCAAGCATGATTTCCCTGCAAATGGCTGTTTCTTCACTTTTGATAGTGGGGGTCTGAGCTCGATTTGTGCGACCCCGATTGTGCCGATTTGCAGGGGTTTTCCGAAAGTTTGTGACACCGCTTGAGCCGAAGATTTCGGAATGTGCCGATTTGCAGGGGTTTTCTAGTCTCAGGGGTGCTACCAGGTCGCACGATTCCCAGGGCACGGCCCAGGGCACGGGCTACCGGGGCAGGGCTACTGGGCATGCGGGGGCAGGGCACGGCCCAGGAGCGGCCCAGGGGCAGGGCACGGCCCAGGGCAGGGGTGAGGCAGGGGCACAGTGCAGGGCATGCGGCCCAGTGCAGTGGCCATGCCATGGCAGTGGCACAGTGAGGCAGGGGCAGTGTGACCAGGGCATGCATGCGGGCAGTGGCATTCGATTCGTGGGACAGGGCACGTGTCACCCGTGACCATCAAGAGAGCCGACGTGATCCCCCGTTGGGGGGGTACTATGCGGAAATGTTACGACAGATTCAGTCAGCACCGTGGTCTGGAGTCCCACAAACAGCTTGGTTGAGCCAAATACAGAATCCGTGTTACAAAGATCCCCCTTTTGGGGGATTGATAGAAGTGTCTCTCAGATCGTACTTATAAGTAGGGGGTTGTTCATGTATGTTCATTCTTCTTCTAGTATGTTCATAGATGAGGGATTGGACATGACCATACATGAGGAACCCCCATACGATTTGCAAGACCGGAACGTCGAGGCAGGGAGCGGGTTAGGTGTGGCAGGGGTTCATTCCCCGCCCTGATAGGGCGTAGGGCCACGTGTAGACGTTCCGACCACTGTGGTGGGCCGCGAGGACTGATTCAGGGCCAAACCCGAAAGGGCCATAGCCGGGATTCCCCTCGTCAAGCCTGCCACGTCAAGTTGCGACCCATGGACGAGGCTTTCGGACAGCACGGATCCGGCTCAGCAGGGCACGAGGGTGCTCGGCAGCCACCTTACCCGGTGGTGGGGCCATGATCCGTGGCTGCGGCGGCTGAACCGGGAGGATCGCAGTGCCTGGAGGGCCGTTAGCCGTGCCTTCGGGACGGAGGCGGGCGGGAAACCGCGCCATCCCTCGCCCTTCGGGCTGATTTTCGTGAGGAGGTGACCCCATGGCGACCCAGCCGAACCAGTTGTACAACCTGTTCGCCCACCCGAGGCCCAACCCGGCCTCGATCAACCCCATCGGGGCGCTGGGCAGGGCGGGTGCGTTCCTTGGGAACCTCTCTCACAAGACCAACGTGGAGACGCAGGCCGAGTACATGGCCAAGGCGCTCCGGGCGCACGGGATTCCAGGGCAGGATGCCTGGGACTCAGCCCATCAGTACGCTCAGGAGAACGACATCTTCCGGGGGAGCCAGCAAGGGCCTGCTGTTCAGCAGCTCTTGGCGATCCTGGCGGCGATCCAGCACCAGCATCGGGGCTGACGTGAGCGGATCCATCTCCTGGGAGAACGAGTCCCCTGTCCCAGACTGGCCTAAGGAAGCAGACCACGGTGTGCCGGAGGAAACCTCTACGGAGGGCGACTACGGTGTGCTGCTGGCGCTCGGGCTGGCGTATGTCCCATCTGACGTAGAAGAACTCTCGATGTGAGGAGGTGATTGTCTTCTTCAGGTCGTTTGGCTTACTCGAAGCACTCGTCATCGCGTTCGTGGCGGTGGTAGTGTACGTGGTTCTATTCCAGCACTAAGAGTACGACGGCGGGAGGAAAGGCCCCCTCCTGGGTTCGAGGCCCAGGCCGTCAATCAGCGGGGGCACAAGAAGTCCCTGTACGACGGAACACGACAGTGTGACGGCGGCAAAACTCGCGCTTCGCGCTCGGAAGGAGGAACTGTGAACATCGGACATGTACAGAACGGGACGAATGCCGGATGGCGCAGGATCCGTGCCGACCGAGTGGCGTGGAGCTGCTCAGAGTGCGGGCGTGACAACGCCAAGCACCTGGTGCAGTGCCTCGGTTGCGGAGCACGAGATGGCCAATGAGAAAGTCGTGGCTGTGCTTTGGTGCTTTGTCGGGGTGGCTCTTGTGTGTTACTTTGCGGCGGTGGTCACGGCCTACGCTGACGACTCGCAGTGGTCGCACGTTCAGAAGCCTGTGCCCGCTCACCGTCAACTTGTAGGGCGCTAATGCCCGGCTGGCGCTTCGATCAGCCCATGCTCAGCGAGGCGGAGATCACAGACCGCATCGCTTCCTTCGCCATGAAGCTGGCCTGGTTCGCAAAGGCGGGCTATGTCCCCCACTACTACCAGTTGCTGTTCCACACCGCATCCCTCGGTGATATCCTGGGGGCTGGGCTGTGTCGCTTTCGACACCTGGTAGCCGGTAGGCGAGGCGGAAAGACGCTCTCTGCTTCATGGGAAGTGTTGTACTACCTGCTTCATCCCGAGGAGTTCCACTGGGACTACCACGGGGTGAAGGATGACACGCCGCTCTACGCATGGGCGTTGGCGAAGGATCACCCCACGGGGCTGGCCTCGCTGACCACGTTTCGCAAGTGCCTGCGCGATGCAGGCTTGGAGAACGGGGTGGACTACAAGGAGCACAAGGGGAACCGTTGGTTCGAGTTCCCGAACGGCTCGTTCATCCACTTCCGCTCCGCAGAAGATCCGCAGTCACTGCGCGGTGCTGGACTCGACATCCTCTGGATCGACGAGGCAGCCTTCATCCCCAGCCGGGACGCACTCGATGTGTCTCGCCCGGCGATGTCGGAGAAGCGCGGTATGCTCATCACGACGACCACGCCTGACGGCAAGAACTGGCTCTACCACACCTTCTTCCAGGGCGGAGTCCTTGATGACCCGCAACATGCCCGAGTAGAGTACCGCTCACTCGACAACCCGTACTTCCCCGAGGAAGAATGGGTCTACATGGCGAACCCCGAGAACTACCACCCGCTGCTGTTCAGACGGGAGTACCTCGCGGCGTTCGATGCCATGGCGGGCAAGGAGTTGCCGGGCGACTGGTTGAAGTATTGGGTAGAGGAGACACGGGAACATCCGTGGGATCTGATCGTCCCGAAGGTACAGAACGCTGTGGCCGACAAGCCACACGGGTACGACCTCGACATATGGCTGGGCATCGACCCCGCCATCTCACTGGCTGACACGGCTGACCGCTTCGCCATCACTGCACTCGGCGTAACGAAAGGCGCACAAGGATTCATCCTTGACCAGTGGGCGGGGCGTATCGACTTCCCGGATCAGATCGACCTCATCATGGAGTGGTACATCCGGTGGAAGCCCATCTACATCGCCGTCGAGGCGGTGGCATTCCAGCGTGCGATTGCGCAGCAGCTCACTCGCATCGAGGGAATCCCCAACATCATACCGATGTTTGCGCCAGGTGACAAGCCGACGCGCATCCTCTCGATGGCCCCGCTGTTCAAGGCGGGGAAGGTGCGGATCAACCGGAAGCTCAACGACTTCATCAACGAGTGGGTCGATTACGACTCACAGCTCAAGAATCCAGCAGACGACTGCCTGGACAGCGCGGAAATCGCTATTCGCGCAGCGGGGATTTGGCTCCCCACCACCTCCCAGACCCCAGATCGTCTCAACCCCGAGTACGACAACTTCGACGAACTCGCTTGGTCACGAATGCCCAAGGAGAAGAAGGTCGAGGATTGGCAGGGCGTTGACGAACATCTAGGTGGGGACTGGTAAGTAATGGCGGTAGGGCCGGATGGCCGCTGCCTCGACTGAAGTACAAGGAGGCAAGGATGCAGCTCATCAACAAGTCTGATCTGCTCCCGCCTGGCGCTTGCGTTCTCTGCGAAGGCAGTCCGTCAGACGGCGAGAAGATCGTCGATACACTGAAGAACCTGATTACTGGGTTCCCGTTCCATCTCGAAGGTCGCAAGTACGTGTGCGAGGCTTGCGGTACAGCAGTCGGGGCCGTTCTGGGCCTGACCAGCGACCGCAGGCAGGCTGAGGCAGAGCGTCGAGCCGACGTTGCCGAGGCACGCCTCGTTGCGATCAGCGGTTACCTCACGGGCATCTCGGACGAGATCCGCTCGGGGAAGATCGACACCATCGTCGCCACGGCGGAGGTTCCGGAGGACGAACGCAAGACCGGACTGGCCGCTGCTGTCGAGAACGGCACCGATCCCGGCGCTGTCTCCATCGCGGGGGCTGCGGCTCCTGAGCAGGTAGACACCCAGCCGGTGACGGCTGCGGAGGTGGATGCCGCACGTCTCGATGGTGATGTCCAGGAGACGTTCGATCCCAGCCTGACCACCAAGGCTCCGAAGATCGAGAAGACCCCGACCCCGAAGCCGGTCGGAGCAGAGGCCGACGCCAAGGGTGCGGAGGCGGCTGCAAAGGCCGTCGAGGACGGCGACGTGAAGGTCGCGGAGGACAAGTCCCCGACCCCCAAGCCGACCAAGGAGAAGTCGTAATGGCTTACAGAAAAGCAGTTGATGGCACGCTCAAGCCGGGCCACAACATCTCAACCCTCGACATCGTACCGGGCACGAACATCAACGTGGTCTATCCCGTTGGTGTCACCGGATCCCTGACACAGCCTTCGTAATGGCCAAAGACACGAAACCTGTCAACGAGGTATTCCCGGCCCCAGTGCCGCACACCACGTTCGAGGTTCCGTCCGATGGACAGGACAAGGACACGTGGGACTACACGCGCTTCGGTCACGAGGATGTCGAGGACTACACGCAGGACGAGGACGGCAACCCCGATCCCGTCTCTGCCAAGAACGACGCTGCGGGCGATCCTGGCCCCGGCGAGGAGCCTACTGACGATTCGGACGAGTCGTAAGCATGGCTCGCAAGCGTGAGCTGGAGTTGGAGGGTCTACGCCTTCAGCTCCAGCTCGAAGTTGCTGAGCGCGACAGAGATCGTCTCCAGTCGGAGCGCAACGATTTTGCAGAGCGCGCTAACACTCTGGAGTGGTCGCTTCGTGCGGCAACGGACAGAGAAAAGGATTTGCAGGAGAAGGTCGTCGAGCTGGACAAGGCCAAGGCTGTCCTCATGGAACGCCTTGAACTCGTCAGCCTCGGCATTGGGCAGAGTACGCCTGAGCCGACCGCCCTTCCTTACCCGACGAAGCATGAGCCAGAAGAAATCGAAGACGCTCGGTATGCACTGGAGGCTGGTCGAATCGACCGGGGCCAGTTCAACGAGATCCTGACGCAGTATGGGTTCTCGAACACCGAGGTTGAGATCGCTGGCGACGGCACTCCTCAGTTCTGAGGGAAGGAGGTGACGCTCGATGTCAACACTTGCTCCATCTGACGAGAGGCAGGGCATAGCCCTCCCGATCTCACAGCTCAAGACCGTCGATGACCTGAACAAGAAGCTCGACTCGCTGAAGCGCGGGCGCACCTCTCTCGACCAGCAGTGGAAGCTGAACCTCGCGTTCTACAAGGGACGCCAGTACAGCTTCGTGAATCGTGAGCTGAACCGAGTCCAGTCGCTTCCGACCGAGGACGGGGACAAACCCCGCTACCGGATCCGACTCGTCTCGAATCAGATCATCACCGGCTCGCACTCACTGCTTGCCAAGTACACGAAGACGAAGCCCATCATCTCGGCCACGCCTGGCTCAGGCTCGGCGGACGATGCCAAGGCAGCCCAGCTCGCTGAGAAGCTGCTGGAGTATTGGTGGGACGACTTCTCGTTGGACGACAAGCTGGCCGAAGCTCTACTGTGGTCGATCATCACAGGGCAGGGGTACTGGCTGATCGAATGGGATCAGTGGGCCTCAACCCCGATGACGTTCACTCTCGGGCCTGACGGCAAGCCTATCACAAACGAGAAGATCAAGGCTGCATTCCTCGACCAGCTCCGGCAACGGAACATCGACCCGCAGCAGAAGACGGTCTACCTGGGCGACATCAAGGTGTCCGTCCCGTCTCCGTTCAACGTGTACCTTGACCCGTCGGCGCAGAACTTCGACGAGTGCAAGTACGTCATCATCAAGTACCCGATGGATCCTGACATGGTGAAAGCCCGCTGGGGCAAGACCGTGACACCGGACTCGATCCCCACGCCGCCAGAGGTTTCTCTGTCGCTGGGCACCGGGCAGGATCAAGGCGAGAAGACGACGAAGGATGTGTTCTGCGGCTACTTCCTCCCCACTCCCTCACTCCCCAAGGGGCGTGTCGTGTGGTGGACGAAGGGCCTGGACGAGCCGCTGGAGGACAAGCCGTGGCCCGTCAAGTCCCGCAAGCTCCCGATTGTCAAGTTCCCTGGCCTCAAGATGCCTGGTTCGATCTACGACACCTCGCACGTTGAGCAGGCGATCCCTGTACAGAAGGAGCTGAACAGAACGCTGTCCCAGATGGTGGAGTACAAGAACCTCACCATCCGACCGCGTATCTGGGCACCGACGAACTCGCTGCGAACGCGGCTTACGTCGGAGCCGGGGGCGCTGTACGAATACAACCCCGTCGGGAACTTCAAGCCGGAGGTCGAGCAGCCACGCGCGCTGCCGCCCTACGTTTTCGACCTTCTCAAAGAGGTCAGCGCACGGTTGGACAACATCTTCTCTCTGACGGCCATCTCAGAGGGTACTGTCCCCCCGAACGTCGAAGCAGGCATTGCCATCGACCTCCTCCAGGAGCTGTCGGCGGATCGCCTCATGCCGACGATCAAGCTGATCGAGAAGGGTCTTGCACGCGCAGGACAGCTCATGCTCGAACTTGCCCAGCAATACTACATCGAACCACGCCAGCTCGCCATCTACGGCAGCGGTGGTGCGGTGCAGGTACGCAAGTTCTCGCAGGCTGACATCGCGGGCGGTGTAACCATCCACGTCGAGACTGGCTCCGGACTACCTCGCACTCGTGCGGGGCGGCAGGCTCAGATCGAGCGTTGGGTGGACATGCAGCTCATTCCTGCGGATCGTGCGTGGAAGTATCTGGACATTGCCGACCTCAAGGGTCTTGCAGCCGAGATGGCAGCGGACGAGGATCAGGCACAGCGGGAGATCGACAAGCTCATCGAGGGCGGAATCATCAACCCCGAGGAAGTCCAGAACGCAGAAGCAGCATTGCAACAGGGGAAGAACCCGGACACGGGCGACCCCATCCAGTCACCCCAGGAGGCCCAGCAGATCATCAAGACTGCCGGACTCAAGCCTCGCACAGGGGAGAACTACGACACGCACCTCACGGTGCTGGGCAACTTTATGAAGTCCATCGAGTTCGAGGGATTGCCTCTCGAAACCCGGCAGGACTTCATCCAGCACTGGAACCTCACGTTGCAGGCCAAGATGGCGCTGCCGCAGATGCCCGCCGAACCGAAGCCCGTGCAGACGACACTTCAGCTCAAGGGCACCGTCGGCCCGACTGTCGCTGCGGAGATCCTCGGACGCTCTGGCGTTCCGATGGTCACTCCGGAGCAGATGGCGGAACCGCCTCTGGAGACGTGGGTGACGGACAGCGTGGACAAGCCCGACACGGACGCAGCAGGCCCTGGGCAGGAAGCGAACCAGCTCTCCCAGGCGGCGGCTACCGTGTTGCAGTCGAATGCGACCATCGCAGACGCTGCGCACAAGGCACAGGAGCGGAAGGCAACGAGTGGGCTGACACACAGCCGTCTCGATGCTGCACACATGCAGAAGATGGATCAGGCACAGCAGATGCACGATCAGCGTATGGCTATCGAGGCAGAGAAGGGCCACCAGGCTCGGCTCTCCACGATGCTCGCGCAGAAGAAGCTGTCCCAGTCTAACTTCCGTCCGCAGCCTAAGGCCCCGGCGAAGAAGCCGTAATGGCCAAGCGACTGTACACCGACGAGGACAAGGCTCTCGTTCGGCAGTTGCTCGACGTGCATCAGGGCAACGT